CCCGATAGAGCTTAGACCAGTGCCACCGTTAGCTCCGGCAAGAGTGCCAGTCACAGCGGAAGACTGAGAGATGTCGATAGAGCCAAAGGCGGGTGCCCCGCCACCCGAACCGACACGCAAGATCTGGTGGGCCGTACCAGCCGATGTTGCCGATATCGCAGAAGTGCCATTGCCCAAGAGAACGCCAGCAGAAGTCAACGTGGTGGCGCCCGTACCGCCATTGCCAACGGGCAATGTGCCCGACAGATCTCCGACTGGGATGGATGCCGAAGCACTCAGTGCGCTAGAACCGTTGCCTTTAAGGTAGCCGGTGAGCGTAGAAAAGATGGGCGCGGACGAGAAGGTCTTGGTGCCGCTAATGGTAACTGAGCCAGACATGGCAACATAGCTGGAAGATAGGTCGGGAATATCTCCAGAGGAAAGAGACGCGTAGCTGAGGACAGTGCCGTCACCCTTAAGGAATCCCGTCCCAATAGAACTCAGGCCAGTACCGCCATTCGCTCCAGATACAGGCGTCGACAAGGAAATGGTGTTGCCCGCTTTGCTCAGGCCTGTTCCTGCTAAGATTTGACCCGTGCCTGAGAACTGAACCCAAACCAAATCGCTCGTGCCTAATACATAGGTTCCCGCAGGCTTCTGCATCACAAAGCCAGCATTAGCGTCCGTGCCCTCCTCAACGAAAACAAAAGCGCCCGCATTTAGTTCGGTTGTCGAGTCAGCATCTGTCGATCGGGTTAGGGCCGAGCCTGAGCCGTTAAAGATGTAGATGCCGTTCTGCGATACCGTCGTTTGATTCCTGACTAAGACACGGTCTCCGCTTGTCAGAGTGATACCATCGATGACCGCTGTGCCAGGATTGGAGATTGTAATATTGGACTGAGTTGCTACTCTGACCGACGCTTTTGGGTCAATCCCAGAAGCTATTGCGTCCACATAAGATTTGGTGGCGGCGTCTTGTGCGCTGGTTGGGTCTAGCAGCGATGTTATTTTCTGACTGTTAAGAGACACAGATCCGGTAGGAGACGCCATCTGATCCAGTCGACTGGTGCGTACCTGGGTGTCAAAGTCGGAAATCTTTGATGCTGTCAGGGTGGGAATATCTGCAGCAATAAGAGTGGTAAAACTTAAGACGCCAGAGGCGTCAGTAATCATCAGTTGACGACTGGTCCCGTCCGCCGAGGGAAGGGTGAAGACCACAGACCCTGTTGCTGGGGCCTTAAGCGTTACTGATCCGGCTGGACTCTTGTCAAAATTAAGTGGCATTCTGCACCTCTACTGTTTTTACTGCTGCCACCCAACGGATGGTTTTTCCTGTCTCGCCGGTCGCACGCACCGACATGGCGCCGCGAACTACGTCTGACTCGACAACAACATCCCAAGGCACAGAAGATCTTGAAACAGTAGTCTTGCTCACTCCACCAATCAGGATGTCGACAGTGCCAGCCCCCGTGTTACGGAAAGCCACCCCTTCAAACCTGAAAGCAGCGCGTTCACCAACTACGTCCTCTCTCTGAGCACTAATAAGGATGTCGAAAAGATACGTCGAATTATTCGGAAGAACAATTTGATTGTCAGAGTTTAGCGCCTGGCCGTCTGTGGTTAGAGGTTCGGTTGTTGCCGAAAGCGTGACCTTAGAAAGGACATACAATCCGCAACGGCCATACGTCGAACCAGACAGGAACTTCCCCTGGACAAACAGATCACTCCCATTAGTAGATACACCTGAGGCTCCGGCCAAAACTCCAGACGAGGAGTATTGCAATGAGCCGCTTGGGCCAGCAGCACTATCGACCCCAGATGTGCCTCCAGATACACGAAAGTATCCCGAGGTAGCATCGTAGGTCATCTGGGCGGATCTTCCGGGTGCCACAGCAAGATCTGATCCAATCTGGGTATACAGGCGATTTCCCGAAGAGCTAAGTCCAGAGAGGTGCTTCAGCGTAAGGGTACCACTACCAACATTAAAGAGAGAAAGCTGGCGACCATCGATATGTCCAGAACCAGTGGGTGACAAGCCAGTAAGATCGACGGATCCTGAAGGATTGATGCGTAGATGGGAGGCGGAGCCGACAGCAAGATTGTTGGTGGCAGCAGAAAGGGAGAAGGTAGAGGAGGGCGAGGAGAATGAGCCGCCACCAGAAGATCCGTCAGTAATCCTCAGAATGCCCACTCCAGCGCGATCAAGTCCAAGATCTGGACTTCCAGAAAAGGCCCCAGACAGAGTCGTTACCTTGCGAGGCCACAAAAGTTTGGCGTTGACGACATCAAAAGCTGAAAAATCGCGTGAATATAAACCATTCTTTGTCGAAGTAATAGTAGCTGATCCACCTATGACTAAGCCATCAAAGATGGTAGGACCGGAAACGGTGATAGCTGGTCCAGTTTCTATAGAGTCACCAATGTGGATCGTACAGATTGTACTTGTTCCGCTCTGAAGCAAAAGCGAACGACCAACTCCGGCCTCACCCGCAGATAGGGTTACTTTCTCATCGTCAAAGGCAAAATATGTATCTTCATTGGTGGGGGAGGGATTGCTCGTAACCAGATACACGCGACCCCAGTAGTCAGAGTAGTCCCCACTAGGACCGCCAGCCTTTTTGCCAGGCGTCAGAAGAATGTGCCCACCGACTCCGGAACTTGTGCGTTGTGGACCGATAATTGACAGAGAGTTGCCGCCAGTATCAACCGATTGGTCGAGTCCATTCCGCACAAGCTGATAAAGTCTTGATCGACCAGCTATACCATTAGTAATGGTGGAAACAACCCAATCGTCATTGAGCGGCGTCCTATTATCAAGCTGGTCGATTCTTTTTGGCATCAGAGAACTCCGGCAACAGTTGCTAGGCGCGTTAGGTTGCTAATGACTGCACTCATCGCAGATGCCACGGAAGCATCTGTTTCAGCCAATAGCCAAACATCTTTGATGTGAAAGTTTCTCCGCTCTTCACCAAAAGCCCATCCTCCATCGGGAAGTCTGGCGGCGATCCTGAACCACGCCTCTGCTTCTAGCTTTTGATTAATCCCGTCGCCGCTAAAAACTAATGACTCGACAACCCAAATGTCATAAACCATTTCTGAGGTCGCTGGCTTAACTACTGGTACTGAGGCAACGATATCCGCCATAAGAAAACTCCTTAACAGGTTACTTCGGTAGTCTTAACAGTTGCAACCCAACGTATGGTCTTACCATTCTCACCCGTTACGAAAATAGCAAGTCTACCATTGATAACATCTGCAGCAGCCCTAACATCCCAAGATACGCTAGTTTTGCCGACAATAATCTTATTAAAGTTGATCATGTTTGTTGACGCAGATCCAGAGTCCCTAGAAATGCATCCGGAAAGCGTAAATGCCGAACTGCCACCGACGGCGTCGGCTCGCCTTGCGACAATATTTACGTCAAAAGCCATGGTCGCGTAGTTAGGTAACACAAATGCGTTGCTGTTTGAAGCACTCATGCCGTCTAGAGAAAGCTCTCTTTCTGTGCCGTCGTTTGTCACCCCGCGAAGAATACCTGTCCTAGATTGAGCATCGCCTGCGGCAGAAAAAGATCCATTGGACTGAACGCTAACCTGGATGCCTCGAGCTGTTGCCCCAGTACCAACAATACTTTGGCCGTTCAAATCAAAAGCAGGCAAACGAACCACACTGCCGGATTCATTCTTGGTAAATAACACTCCGTCTGCCGTATTTATGGCGAGTTCGCCAGTAGAAAGCGCTTCTGCGGCAGGCATTGTGCCCGAAGATGTATTCCGCTTAAGTCGGATGGTGTTGGCCATCAGAATGTGCCGCCATCAACAGTGCTGGATGGATCTAGGTAGTCGGTTCCAGCAGATGCTGCCGAAAGTGCAGATGTTCCATTTCCCTTGAGAATGCCAGTGAGGGATGTCGCTCCAGTTCCACCGTTACTAACAGCCACAGTGCCAGTAACATTTGCTGCCTTGCCTGCAATGTCTCCATTAATGTCCGATCCAGGAATAGTTGATATTCCAGTAAAAGCACTTGTTCCATTGCCCTTCAGATAACCTGTCAGTGTGGTGGTACCAGTACCGCCATAAGCAACATCGATGACGGTACCATTCCAGTTTCCCGTCGAAATGGTTCCTAGAGTTGTTATGGATGTCTGGCCGACATAAGTTGCTGCTATGTCAACTGAATCAGCATTGACGGTGATTCGACTGGAAGTGCCGACGACGTTGAGTGTATTAGCAGACTTGGTTAGACCAGCCCCTGCAGCAATCTGACCCGCCCCAGAAAACTGAGCAAACGACAGTGCAGTGGAACCAAGCGTATAGGAACCAGTTGGCTTCTGCAAGACATAGCCGTTTGCTGCGTCAGTACCGTCCTCAACAAAGAAAAATGCCCCACCATTGAGCTTGGCCTCGGTATTGGCATCCAGTGCCCGAGTCATGGCCGACGAGGCACCATTAAACACGTAAATGCCATTCTGGGCAGATGTAGTCTGAGTCTTGACTAAGACTCTGTCACCCGACGACAGAGAAACGCCATCGATCGAGCTGCCAGGAGCGGAAATAGTGACATCCGCCTGAGTGGCAACCCGGACCGACTGTTTCGGATCAAGCCCTTGACTGGTCGAGTCGACGTAAGCTTTGGTTGCGGCATCTTGTGAGTTAGATGGATCGGCTAGATTGGTAATCTTCTGACTGTTGAGGGTGACGGCATTGGTGGGGGACCCCATCTGGTCGAGTCGCGAGTTCCGTACAGCACTGTCGAAATCTGAGATCTTCGCCGACGAAAGCGTGGGGATGTCGCTCTCGACAATAGATCCTCCGACGGTAACCAGCCCTTTAGCGTTGACGGTGACCTTGGAGTAAGTGCCTGCAGTGACGCCAGAGTTCGCAAGCGTTGTTGTGATGGAGGTAGTGCCCGACCCGGTGACGTCGCCGTAGACATTGATCGTCTGGTTGGCGGTCAAGTACCCCTGGTTCTTAACGAACTCGGTGGTGGCAATGCGGGTGGAATTGTCGGAGTAAAGGCCTGTGGTAGCGGTAGCTTGTGAACCAAGACTAACTGTGGATCCGAAAGTAAACTCGCGACTGATGGTAACGGCAGAATTGCCGCTCAGCGACAAGAAGGCACCCTCGCCACCAATAGGAATAATGGTGCCAGCAGTTCCGCCTACGCCACCAGTGCCGAATCCGTAATAGAGAACCTTATCGACCTCGTTGAAGGCCAGTTCTGCGTTGTAAAGACTCGGTGGGGCGCCGGAGCTTCCGGATGTTCGGCGCTTAATACGTATGATATTGGCCATTTACCAGTTGCCTCCATCGACGATGTGGTCGTTGACCCACTTCTGGTCGACGGCCGAATAAACTAGTAGGTCAGTGGCCGCAGGGCTAGTGACCTGAACGTCCTGGAGACCGGCG